AAAAAAGACACGGCAGGATTGCCGGACACTGAAAAAGCAGGAGGCGGTAAAGTGGTCGGCGTACCGAGCAAAGACAGCAAATTTGACTATCTTTCCGTAGATACTGCTGTCGATTTGAAAAGAGAGGAGATTAAAGACCTCGAAAAGTGTATCTATATGCTATCTATGACGCCGGACTTATCATTTGACGCACTTGTAGCAGCAGGCGCACCGACAGGCAGGGCGTTAAAAAGGGCTATGGCGTTAGGCTACATGAAGAGGGCGAAGAATATGGAGATATACTACATTGCACATGAGCGAGAAGCAAGCATTATAAAGGCGATTATCGGGAATGTGCTTGACGTATCTTTAAAGTCAGAAGTTGAAAATCTTTCGGTTTCATGCCAGCTTGCCGAACCATTTCAGGACGATGTGAGCGAAAAGATAGCAGACATTATAAATCTTTATAGCTCTGAATTGATAAGCCGGGAAACCGCACTTACGTTAATCGACTATATCAATGACCCGAGTGTCGAACTTGACAAGATTCTGAAGGAGATAAAGGAAAGGCAGGAACAACAGATTGAGGCGCAAGGCTCCTTATTAGGGGAATTCCAACGGGACCAAGAAAATGAAGAAGAGGAATAATTTATACCGATTTTGGCTTCATGTCCTCTCCGTGTTCAGAAATTCATATCTTGAAGACTATCCAGACGGAAAAACAAAAAGAAGAGAAATAAGAAAGAGAAGATGAAGACAGACGATTTAACACCCGATCAGTTATATAACCTGTTGCTTGAATTGGACGCACAGACTGCAGCACGTTTGAAGCGTCTTTATTCCGAATTTTCAAAGGAAATAGCGAATATTCCGGGTGTTAAATCGTATCTATTTGGTAAAAAGTTGAAATCTTTCTCTGATATTAACGGAATAAAAGGCATCGACGGGAAAATAGACAAACTTATCGATGAAATATACTCTATTGTCACATCGGCCCAAGAAACGGCATGGAGAATTGGTGAAAAAGTCACGGAAACGCTTGTATTAAGCAAGATTTCTACAGAATTAGCCGATAATTTGCGGAAATCCGGATTGTTTAAGCACCGGAATAAGGCGATGGATGCCTTTAAATTCAATAAAGATAAATTTGACATATCCACAAGGGTATGGAAAGACGGGATAAAGGCACAAATTGAAGAATCCGTACAACTTGCCGTGTCAAACGGAGAATCGGCGCAAAAACTAAGCAAGGATTTAAGGGAATATCTACAAGAACCGAAAAAACTATTCCGCCGAATAAGGGACAAGGAAACCGGAGAATTGAAGCTAAGCAAAGCGGCGAAGCAATATCACCCCGGGCAAGGCGTATATCGGTCTTCCTACATGAACGCAAGAAGACTTGCAGCAACAGAAATAAACAATTCTTACCGGATGGCTGAATGGGAAAGTTATCAAAACAATCCAGTAATTGTAGGCTTTCAAATCAGATTATCGAACAACCACACGCTAAAGAACCCGAAAACAGGAAAGCCGGAGCCATTTATTGATATATGCGACTATGCACAAGGCAGGTACCCAAAAGATTTCGTATGGTACGGATGGCATCCGCATTGCCGATGTATCATGACGCCGATATTCGCTACACAAGAAGACATTGCCGCTATGACGCAAGCGATATTAGACGGCAAAGAACCGACAACGGTAAAACCAAAGATGATAACCGACATACCAGATAAGTTCATCAAATGGTCACAAACTCATAAAAAACAAATATCGGGATGGAGTGCCCTACCCTACTACGTCACAAATAATCCTAAATATGCGGAAAAGTATTTCATTTATCCAAAGGTGTTCAAAGATTTGTAATTTTTATTTGGATTAAATAAAAATAATGTGTACATTTGCAATACTATCAGGTGTATGATGATGTACACTGCCCATTAAAATAACGGAATTACTAACAGAAAAGGCAAGCGCCTGATAGTTGTATTTATACTATCGGACGTTTGCCTTTTTTTATTCATCACGAATGAAAACAAAAATCCTATCTAAGCTAAAAACTAAGTATTCAAATTTAGGGTTTGGCGAAAAGGCTTTTGACGGAGTGGCCGATTACTTATCTAAAACCGTCACAGAAGAATCACAAATCGAGGCGGCAATCGCGGGGGTTGAACCCCTGTTGAAAGCATTTCAGGGCGATGTAGACAAGATAAGGACGGAGAAATCCGAACTCCAAAAGCAGTACGACGAACTGAAAGCCAAGCAGGACAAAGGGGGCGATCCTGAAAAGAAAGAAGAACCCAAACCGGACGATATGAAAGCCATGATTGCGGCGGCAGTTGCCGAAGCGGTCAAACCTTTTCAAGAGAAAATCCAATCTTACGAAAAAGACAAGGCAGATACCGACCGGAACACTTTTATCTCTTCCGAAGCCAAAAGGCTGGGTATCGACGAATCAGACTTGAAGTATCTCAACGTGCCGGCAGAACTTGATAACGCTGGGATTACGTCACATCTAACCGCATATAAACAGCACATGGTAGACAAAGGCATTCCGGAAAGAGGTGGTTTTCCGCAAAACAAAGGCGAAATCACTCAAGAGCAAGCCAAGGAAATTGCGGATAGTTTATTAATCTAAAATCAGAAGGATATGACAGTAGTAAATTTAGTGAATGAGCCACAAGGAGTCATTACCGGTAACGACAATATCGTTATCGTGAATTACTTTGACGGCATCCGTGGCGGTCGCTCGCTTGACTTGACAGGATACACGGAGAAATTTGTAAAAGCCGGACACATTCTTATTGAAACGTCAGACGGCAAGATTCAGCCTCTGCCTGTCAGCGAGGAAGCATATACCCCACTTGGCAATGAATCAGCGTCGAAGTATTGTGGGGTTCTCGTAGCAACCATCCCGGCAAGCAAACCGTTTGCCGCTATCATGACGCGAGGCACCATCAACCCAAAAGCAGCACCATACACCATGAGTGCCGAGCTTATCGCCGCATTGAAGACCGCATTACCGTTAATCGATTATCAGGAGGACTAAGACATGGAAAAATCACTTTACTTTGATTTGATTCAGAAAAACTTCCCGAAGCTGATTTTGGCTATTGTGGAAAAACTGAACGACAAGAATCAGACGCAGCTGTCTTATATGTTCAAGCAGTTGCTTAAAACGGATTATTCCGTAGATGGCCGTTGGGCATCCCTTACGGGACAATATACGCGGGTTGCCGCCGATGTGGTTGCAATGGATTCACCGCTTCCGTTGAAAAAGCGTGATTCGTTGGAGAAAGCAAGCGGAGAACTTCCAAAGATGGGCATGGAATTGTTCCTTAACGAAAAGCAGATGACGGACATTGATACGTTACTCGCACAGGGATTTGATGAAAAAACCATCATCGCCAAAATCTTCGAGGACACTCCGCGCGTGATTGCCGGTATCTGGGAGCGTATCGAATTGATGTTCTTGCAAGGCCTGTCTACCGGTGTGGCATTGGCAGATACCGACAATATAGGCACCGGTGTACGTGTGGATTACGGATATCTTACCGAAAATAAATTCGGCGTTAAGGTCGTTTGGGAAGGAAACACATCAACTTCAAAGCCGATTGATGATATCCAGAAAGTTCTTAAAAAAGCTGAACAAGACGGCAATGTTATCATCGGAGCTTATGCTGACCAAGCATGGTTTGACAACTTCAACGCATCCGACCAGGTACGCCAGCAGTTCGCATTTTTGCAGGGTTTCGTCGGTACCAATATCCCTGTACTTGACAACACCCAGGCAAACAGGGTAATGTCAAGTAAGTTTAATTTCACTGTTACTAAAGTTGACAGGACTATCAAGACGGAGAAAAACGGGACACAGACAAACAATACACCATGGAAGAAAGGGATGATTGTATTTGTTTGTGATCGTCAGTTAGGCTCCTTGGTGTGGTCGCGTCTCGCAGAAATGAATCACCCTGTACAGGGAGTAAACTATCAGACGGTAGACCAGTATTTGCTCGTTTCCAAATACCGGGAAAATCGTCCTTCTCTCCGCGAATACACCACTTCACAGGCTCGTGTCGTTCCTGTAATCGCGAACGTTGATAGAATTTATACTATGGACACCACAACCGTACAGGCATGAAAGTAAAGATTTTATCGGATTTCAGAGACAAATATGACTATTCCCGGTTATATAAAGCCGGGGATGTCATTACGCTCAATGAAGAGCGTGGGAATGAACTTATTGCACTTGGTTTGGTTGAGCCTTTTAATAAGAAAGAGGATACAACCGAAGAAGAGAAAGAGGATACAACCGAAGAAGAGAAAGAGGATACAACCGGGAAGGGAAGAAAAACCAAGGATGCTTAAAATTGATGTAATATGACCTACAAGGAATACATAACTGCTACATTATCCAAGTTCTATATATCTCCGGAAGAGATTGATGTGATAATGTTGAATCAGAATATTACGCCGGATGAAGATGTAGACCCCAAGATTGCCAAAATGGCGATGTACAAGGAGTTTTCACAAATCATTCCGGTAGCGAATATGAGCGAGGGGGGAGCATCCACATCATGGAACATGGAGAGTGTTTTGTTATGGTATTCCTTGTTAGCGTCTGAACTCGGAGAACCGGACATGACAAAGGAAAATAACACAATTAAGGACTATTCAGCGTATTATTGATGTACAATTATCCGGACAAAATAGAGTTATCAACGTCAAGCTCAGGAGGAGGAACACCTGGTTCGATTGACTATGATGGGAACGGAGACCCGATATTCGGAGGTGGAGACAGTGGAGGAGGAGAAGACGGTGGAGGG